GTTCCGGGTCAGTTGGTGCACCATAGCGCCGATCATTTCCAGGTGCCCCAGCTCCTCCACACCAATGTCCGTAAGCAAACCCTTCAACTCCGGATACGGCATAGAATACCGCTGGGACAAATAGCGCAGACTGGCACCCAGTTCCCCATCCGGGCCTCTTTATTGCATTTAGATATAATTAGGTATAGAAAAAGGCCGAACAGTCTTGTGACTGCCCGGCCTTTTCTCACATGAGCATTGTCGATATTGGAATTATGCGGATAATATCACCGTTTTTGGCTTTAATGCCAACAGAAAGTTGTTTGTAACGCAATCCATCATCCACTAAAACAGCTTCGATGATCACATAGTCCGCAGTTTCAACCAAATCTTTGGTATCTTCCACAATCATTTTTCATTCCTCCTTTGTTTTTTGTTATACTACAAAGGAAGATGTGTTGTCAAGCGTTTTTCATTGAACTTGGTAAAAATTGCAACTTACTCACTTGCCTCTATTTTTAGCCCAGTAAAGTTCATAGCTTCAAAAATCCTGTTAATATGCTCGAAAGCTATGTCCTGTATTTCATCAAGGCAATGATCAAGAATATAATCTCTTAGCTCTTTTGTATCCTCCGGATGCATATTACATTCATAAATAAATTCCGCAGTTGCGCTTACGATTTTTTCAGCGTCCTTCTTATCCTTTTCATACACAGACGCATTAAAAGCCAGCAGTAGAGTATCATCATCCCCATTCAATGGGAATTTGGGTGAAACAAAGCACTCTATTGCCAATTCTTCTTTTCCATCCTTAATCAACTTAGTATCAACTGCAATTTGACTTATTTTGTATGCTTGCAATTTCAAATTATAGTTCATTGATTTACCCCTCCGCTCGTAATTAGATTTCTATTTATGCCATAAGAAAATCCATCTTCGCCTGATTTATAGGCATCTTTATCAATGGAAAATTGTGGAGCATGCTCTGTCCGAGACAGCCTTGATGGGACAAGAAAAACAACCATTGGATCAGTCGTTTTTTTCAATGAGGCTCGCAATGCCTCATTCACATACGCATTTAATGTCATATCGCGTTTGGTTGCTGCCGCCCATATATCCCTGTGCAATTCCGGACTTACTCTTACATTGAATGAGCCGCTAAAGCTTTTGTTTGGATCTTTGCCCTCCTCTTCGCAAAATTCCAAATAATCGTCCACCGCCTCTTTGAAAGCTTGTTCCACCTCGCCTGCGTTTTCGCACTCAAATGTGACTAAATCACGAATGCCCTCTATTTTGCCGAAAAGGATTTGGTCTTCTTGGCTATATTCCACATTCGTAAAATACCCTTTGTACTGAATAACATTGCTCATTTAATATCACCATTCCTTTCCATAGCAGCAATTATGCTTCTAATCGCAGCTTTTCTAACATACGCATCGGATCCATGAGGTTTGTGAAGAAATATTGTCGTTTTTTCTACATCATCCCTCTTTATAAATCCTACTCGAGAACCAGATGTTTTCCCTTTATTATTCTCACTATAACCGTAATGTTTCATGATTTTTCTTAATTCCTCATAGGTAAAATCACTTGGAACTAACAAAAACCGTTCCCAGAGCTTTTCAAACTGGCTCAATCTTTCCCACCTCTTTGCAACTAATTTGCAGTTGCATTCTATCATAAGAGTATGTGAAATTCAATAAAAACATGAATTTTTTTATCTTTTTGTCATATTTTTTGATAAAAAACAAAAGAAGCCCACCGATTACTCGGTGGGCTTTCTGCTTTACTTGATGAATTTACGGTCAATATCCTTTTCCCATACACACAGCCAGCCGGAGGGGCAGCGCGCCCACAGGTTGCCGGTGGAGAGCAGCTTTGTCTCCAGCACGGTGATGGTGGTGCCTGCCCGGAACATAGCGTCTGCTTTCGACTTGCTGCTGGTTGCGTGTCGCCGGCCGTCCGTGGTCAGATCCTTGACCTTCTTGCGTCCGGCAGCAGCACCTGCGCCCTTGTAAATTCCCCGCACTGCGGTGGTGATGTATGTACCCGGCTTAACCGTCGGTGCCTTGGGCGCCGCCTTTTTGTAGTTGACATCGCTTTCCGCATACACCGCCTTGCCGCCTTTGGCGTTGGTGAACAGCCAAATGCCGCTCAAATCAGAGGCAAGCGCCGCAGGCTGCACATACACCTCCCGGCCATTCTTGACCTTTGTGTACTTCCGGCGGTTGGTCGTCAAGGTAAACTTACCGTCGTACCAGTAGGGATCCAGCACGATCAGGTTACCGCTCTTGTCCAGTCCGCCCACATACACATAGTGGCCGCCGTTGGAGAACAGCTGTTTGCCGCCACCACTGACGCACACTATAGCTTTGCCACCGGCTTTCAGGTGGTTCTTCAGGTCAGCAACGGTCTTTGCCCGCTTGCTTACGATGGAGTAATGCTTCTCCAGGTACACTGCCACCGTGTCCATATCGGTGCCATCTGCGGACCGTGCGCCCATCAGTAGGCACTTCTGTGTCCAGGCTGCCGTATCCAAGCCGGTAAAGCCGAAGTTATGGAGCACCATAAGGCTTGCGCATACCCCGCAGCCGCTGGTGTAAATGCAGCCGGAGGTTCCATACTTGTACGGATGGGGCTTACTTGGATAGCGAATGCTTTTACATTTTTCGGTTGTCTGCCGGCAGTAATACAGCTTACTCATGGTGTACAGCCTCGCTCTCTGCTGTCTCCGTCCGTTCCAGCGCCAGCGTCTCATCTGCTTTCAAAGCAGCTTTTGTAAAGCTGTTGTTCTTCCACCATGCGGCCAGGGAAGCCACCACGGCTACCACTGTTGACACAGTGGTGTAGACTTCATCATCGCTGAACGGAAGCGGGTTCTTGCCAAAGGCATTCAAGAGTACATTCAGCAGCGATACCGCCAGCACAGCGGTTCTCGCAATGGTTCCTGCGTTTACTTTCATAGTTAATCCTCCTTTTGTGGCTCCTCCGGGAGCGCAATAATCTCATTATAAAATCTGGTCATCATACCATTGCCGCCCAGGGCGTGGTATGCGTCATACACCTTGACCATGGCTTCCTTGGCGTACAGGGGGCAGTAGCCCCGCTCTGTGTGCTTGTCGTGCTGCCGTATGATCTCGGCGCGCAAAATGGACTGCAAGCCGTTTTCGATGGCTATGTACCGGGCTGTGGTGACTTCGTCAATTGCTTTTTTGCTCTTTTTTCTTGCAATCAATGAAGCAATCACAGCGGACACGGCGCTGCCCACCACCGTTGACACGGCAGCGGTCAGGGCGGCCGTGACGAATGCGCTATACATCGGTCTCACCCCCTTGCAGGGCGTTGATCTCTGCCCGGTATGCTGCCCGCTGCTTGCGGATCGGCGCATATTCATCCTCAGACAAAGCGCCGTCCGTGTACTTCAGACAGAGGTAATCCGTCTCCGCCAACTCGGACTTTAAAAACGCAATGCGGCTTTCTGTTTCAATGCTCATTTTGCCACCCCCAGTATTTCAACTTGTGTGCCGCTGCCAATCGTCTTGCCGTTCGTTGGAAACGACAGGGCTTTGATCGCACCATGGTTTTCCACATCTCTCATAATGTTGAAGGTGATCCCGCTTGCGTTCCATATTGCGTTCCCTGCCAGGACATTGGTCGCGTTGAAGTTACTGGATATGTTCGTCTTATTCGTTTGCACGCGCACCATGTTGCCGGTGATATCAACTTCCGCCACCGCAAGAGAGCCTTTCGCCGCGTCCGTCTCATACCGGAACACATTCGGCAGGAAGCACTTGGAGGTGTAGGAATTCAGATACACAGTGGTATCACCGGCCGCTGAATTAGAAGCACTGCCCGCCACCGCCATGCGCAGTCTGATCTTGCGGCAGGGATTGGCAAGGTCCCACTGCTGGTTGGCCGTGGTGTCTTCATCGAATGTTTTTGTGAACACGATCTCCCAGGTTTCAACACCAGATGCGCCGGGTTCACCGGGATCCCCCTTATCTCCCTTGTCGCCTTTGGCACCATCATTACCGTTCACGCCGTCTTTGCCTGCGGCACCTGTATCGCCCTTGGGGCCTACGACCTCACCCAGAAGTACAGTCGTACCGTCTGTGTAAGTGATCTGTAGCTCTCCGGCTTCTGTGATTTGTGCATCGGTGATACCAATGCCATCCGCACCGGCAGGTCCTTGTGCACCGGTGTCGCCCTTTACGCCCTTTGCACCACGCGGTCCCTTAACATTACCCAAGTTATCCTCTTCGCCGTCAGAATACTCCAGTTGCAGCTCTCCATTGTCATTCACCCACGCGGTATTGATACCGCGACCGTCCGTACCATCTTTACCGGGCGCACCATCTGCGCCTGGCGCTCCGTCTTTGCCGTCCGTACCAGGAATGCCCTGCGGCCCGGCTGCTCCATCTTGCACTGTGAAAGTCCTGGTGCTGTTATCACCGAATGTGACCGTATAGGTGTGTACACCGTTAGCCGCACTCTCTGTGATACCTGCGATCTGGCTCTTCATTGTATCTGCCAGGGCCTTGGTCAGAGCGGACAGTTCATCACTCTGTGATATGGCTCTATCACTGTAAATAGGTGCGCTGGACACCACTTGCAACTGCGGAGAATACAGTACCGCACCATCTGCATCCTGTACACGGATATTGGCAGTATGCGTGTTGGCACACTCAGTAGCCGTCAGTTCGTGAATGATACGCCCGCCTTCCAGCCGACACTCACCTAACACTGGACTATTATTGATCATCGAGTAATAAGCAGCTGTTACCTCGCCGGATTGCATATCCAGCGGAACGCCGCCCACATTCAACGAAATGCACAGCTCTCTTGACGCCTGGTCTCCGCCGGTCACATATACCGTTTCCTGCAAACCGGGTCTGCACACATCAAGAGATATATACATCTGTACTTTGTTCATGTTCTCACCTCTCATTGAGTATAGCAAAAGGGGGGCGACTTTCGTCACCCCCCCGATTGCGGGTTATTTGCTTTTCAGCCAGGCGTTAGTACGCTTATAGATCTCGTCTGCCGTGTACAGTCCGGTGTTGTACATCTTCTGTCGAATATTTCGGCGGGTGGTTTCATCGCCCTTAATGTACTTATCCTTGTACGCAGCGGTAATGCGGCTCTTAATATAAGCACCGTCTTTGCCCGCTTTTCCGGCTTTCTCAAGCTGTGAGATAATGCTTTTCACTTTGCCGGAACTGGTATCCATAGCCTTGACCACATCGGAGCTGCTGTACGGTATGCCGGTCTTGTTGGTATGGCCCTTAGCCATCGTTGCCACTTCATCCATCGTGAAGTAGTCATCCGAAGCAATGGCCCGCACATTCGCCTCGTATGTATCAAACGCGCCAACCTTATAGGCTTCCGCAGCACGCAGCAGCCGTTCATCCGACTTGGCGAACTCTCGGCGTATGGCCTTGTCCACCATATCCTCGGCCTTGTCCTTGGTATAGCCGTTCTTGACAGCCGTGTCTATCAGGTCTTGGCGCATACGCTTGGTGCCAGAGTTATCATTCTTACTGATCGCCAGCGCCACATCGCTGTAATCATAGCGTGACTTCCAATTGCCCTTAGGCTCATTGCTGGTGTCTACATGATCGCTCACATACTTCTCCAGCGCCTTGGCATCAAAGCCGGTGGCTACCACTTGGTCGAACTTCTCCTTGTACTCCACCTTATACTCTTCTGTGCCGTCGTCATTCTCCTTGGCCGTGACTAATGCCTTGGCGGCGGACTCAATACCATCCACTGCCTTAACAGCGATCTCGTCACTAAAGCCCAGCTTGATAATATCTTGCAGCCGAGCATCAAAGCCGTCATAGTCACCCTCCAAATGAGCCTGCGCAGCCTTGCCGGCATTCTGATCATTGGCCTTGACCGCAGCCACCAGCATACGGTTAAAAGTCTCATCGTCTCCGGCCTCTCTCTGCATACGATCAACGGTCTCCTGATCGCCGGTAGAAACAGCCTTATAGAGCTTTGCGGACTTATCTGTATCCGGGAACATCTCAATGCCGAACTTCTCCAGCAGATCATCAATGAGCAGCTGACCCTTCATCTCGTCATTAAACACTTCCTTGGTGCCGGTTGCGCCTGTGTGCATATCCAAGGTGGCCTTGTGGATCACATTGAATACAGATTGCACATCCCGGGCCACATTCTTGTATGGCAGACCGACAAAGGCGGACAAGGCGCCGGCCAAGCGGTTGATCTTCTGGGCAGTGCTGATGGTATCACTATCCATGGCCTGTACAGCGTCATACAAATCCGCAAACAGGTTCATATCTGCCCGGCTCACATCGTAGCCCTGAAAAATAGAGACTACATCTTTCAGCATCGGAATTTGTCCTGCCGGGTTCAAGTTGCTCCACATATTCGGCAGCAGCTGACCGAGGTACACTTCCAGGTAAGTCTTGTCGTCATCATCGTCTCGTGCTGCTGTAACGATAGACTGAAGAATAGCGTTGAGCGCCGCAGCTGCCACAAGCGATCCAACAACCCTTGCGCCATAGGACTTTGGGGCATTTCCGTTCTTCACCTGGTACACAGCGTCCACCAGCATGTTCAGAGAAGTGGTAGGCTCAGCCATGAAGGCCGTTGCCATCTTCATAGCGTTATCAGACGAACGCATCATACCCGATCGGGAAAATACAGAGTCATACACTTGGGTGCGGTCTACTACTTCAGAGAACCGTTTCCCGGCCTTCTGGTATGCAGCCTCACCGGTCAGGTGAAAATCTGTTTTGGCCTCGTGTACGCAGGCATTCCAGATATGTGCCCAGGTCAGTTCGTCCGCCTTTTCCGGCAGCGCAGACAGCACGCTGTCCCGGTAGTCGCTATCCGTAAACAGCGCTCCCAGCTTTTGGCCAAATCCACGCGGCTTGTCTTCGTTGATCCAGTCCGTGGCCGTCTTGCCCATGCCGGTGTCAAAGTAGCCCATCTCCTTGACAATAGCCACCGGGGCGTACTTTTTCAGCTGTGCATAATCCCGCTTACTAACAGTCGTGGCCACAAAATGCTTAGCTGGAATAACCGCCATCGCTCTGGCGATCGCAGACGGCTGCTGGATAGCCACAGAAGCAGACGCAAACACGGCGCCCTTCTTGAACAGACTGATACCCTTGTTCACATACCGTGAGCCATTGTCCGGTCGCACACCGCCGTTCAGGTCTCGGATGAATTGCTCAATATACCGTTTGGACTCCGTGTCCATATAGCCACGCACCGCCTGCGATACCGTACCGTTTTCGCCAACCTGGGTGTGGTAGTTGTACACCCGCTGGAAGTCCTCCAGCGGCAGTGTGAACGCATGATACAATGCCATATCATTTACATGATTGGCCCACACATCGTCAAAAGACGAAATAACCAGGGCATTGTTGGCGTGTACATTCAGCTGATTGGTAAAGCCGCTGTTCTTGATCTTGGCGTCACCATTGGCCTTGTCCTGAATATACTGCACATAATCACCGGCGGAACGCATAGGGATATAGTCGCTGTCCGTAAACAGGTCCATATCGTACATCACCCGAGATACCTCGTTGCCCTTAGCGCCCATCGTATCCGCCAAATAGCGCTGCATATCCTGGGCGTAGGCTTTCTGCTCCTTGGTGAGCATATCCGTGGCCTTGGCAATGTCTTCTACGGTCAGTGGGTGCGCCGTGTTGTCCGTCAGCTCCACAATGCGCTTGCCACGCTTGGAGCGGGTAGATACCTTGTCAAACACCATACCGCCCTGGGTCAAGTGCTGCATTGCCGGTTCGCGCCGACTGAGCGCATACAGATAGAGCAGCTGTTGCAAATTGAATTTCAGCTTTTCGCCGTACTGGGTCTCCAAGGTAAAGGTCCTTCTTTGGTTCCAGTTGTAGGCATGGTACTTCTCTTTCATGCGCTGAGAATACTGCCGCGCATCGTAGCAATCTCTGGCCCAGGTGTCCTGACCGATGCGCAAATTATGAAAATATTTACGCAGCGTAGGCGAGCCCTGCATTGCAAAGAAATACTCCGGTTTTAGGGTGTTGTAGCCAAAGCCTTTCATAAACTCGATACACTCGTTGGTCTTCTTACCATTGGGATCCTTTTTACTACCCTTCAGTTCCCGAATGATCTGCTGGCCCTGGCTCTCCACCGTAGCGGTCTTCTCTGCCTTGAATAGGCGGTTGCTGTTGGTAACAGCCTTTTTGACCGACCGGATCAGCTGATAGGTTTGTTCCAGCTCATCAGCGGTCATGTCGTTAATGGACTTGTCGCCAATGCTCTCCTTTAACTGGAGGATTTGTCCCTTAAACAGATTGTTGTAGTCCTCCACCAGAGTGGCATACTCGGTCTTTTGGCTATCATTGCCTTCTATTTTGTCGAAGCCGTCCCGCACCTTATTCAGGTAGCTGTCCAGCCTCTCCCCGGCCTTGCCGTCCAGTACCACAGCCCGACCCAGTTCTTTCACGCTGTCCAGAAGTCCATTGGGCACCCGGCGCTCTTTGCCGCCGTTTGCCGCCAGGCTCATCAAGTCCAGTATCTGCTTCTTGATTTTGTTCTTCCGCACCGTCTTGCGCCGCTTTTCCACATCACGATGCCGCCGTTCTGCGTAAAGCTGCCGCTGGGCTTTCAACTGATCGGCGTACTGGGTGCGCATATCTGCTTTGTCCTGCCGACTCTTGGATTGTACCGCCTTCAGCTTCTCTTCATACCGCTGGCGGTAATCGTCTTTAACGGACTGGAGCCGCTTGCGGTATTTGTTTTGCATCGCAGTAAAGCGATCATTCTGCCGCTGAGCATAGGTCTTATACTCCGGGGTGTCCATGTACGCATCAAAAATATCATAGGCCACGGTAGTGGCAGCATCGTCCATGTCCATACCGTCATAGGAATAATAAGAGTCTTTCAGCTCCTCCACGATCTCCAGCAGTCTCTCCGGCATGTTCTGGCTGTTCTCCTCAGCATCAAAAGTGCCCGGGTACAGTTCAGCCAGCTCCTGCCAAGCGCTATCCAAAGGCTGTCCATTCTTGGCCAGATTGACCGCACCAAACAGTCGTTTGCGGTAGTTGCCATACCGATCATGGTGGTAAGCCGTCTCCGCCTTTTGCTCATCGGACAGAGTGATTGCCATACCCCGCAGCGTGTCCAAAACCTCCTGGGCGTATTCGTCACGCACCGTGTGTTCCGGGGTGCTATCCAGCAGCTCATGAGCAATTTCTTTTGCCTGGTCCATGACAGACGAAAAGGTCACATCATCGTTGTTGCCAATGTAGTCAAACAGCCCTTTCAGCTGCACCATCAGGCGGGGTGTATCCATTTTGCTGCCGGTGGACTTCTTCAGCTGCCGGGCTACACGCTGCACCTGGGTTTGGGAAGTATGGTGCCCGGTCTCCAGCTCTTGACTGTCAAACACCTGGCGCAGGGTAATGTTCATCTCGTCCAACCGCTTGTCATCCCGCAGCAGAGAGGTACGCCCGGTGTCGTCAATGCTCTTGGACTTGCGGCTGTCAGCGTTTAGTCCTTTTTGCAGCTGATCATTACGCACATTTTCAGGAGTTCTTCCTCCGTTACTGTTCCTTTTTCTTTCCACCGATTCGCTATCGAATTTATCATAGTTATTAGCGCCTCTTTGCTTCCGCCCAAATAGGTCACTATTGTCCCGATTGCCGTCTCCGAGGCTTCCAATGAGATCAGCAGCTCGATAAGAAATTTTGCCACTTCTGTTCTTGACTGACTTTCTAAGTTCATTGTACTCTCTCCTTGTAGTTGCGGTTTGTGGTTTGTACACTAAAATATCCCTTGTGGGCGTATCCAGCATTTTGTAAGCATAAAATCCGCTGCCAATGGTAATACAGCGCACCTCATTCATGTGGCTGTCTGTGTCCCAAGTCATAACCTCACGCTTTAAGTCCGCATATCCCTTTTTGCCGGTGGTGTTAATCACATCATATCCGGCCTCGTCAAATTCGTCAACCTCTATTTGCTTTGAGTACCGAATATCCGGACTGTCGGTAGGATTACCATTGGTAACCTCTTTGATCTGATTGGAGTAGAACGGAATCGCAACGGTGTGCTGATCGCCGCCGTTTTTGCCGCCCTGATCTACAATGCCGTCATAGCCGCTGTCCTTCAAGAAGTCTGTGACTACATCCGGGACCGTGGTCCAAGCATGGGTTGTGCCGTTGTCCAAATCGTCCTGCAACCGCTCCAGCCAATCCTCAATAGGAATGCCGTTCTTATCCCACATATCCGCCTGGGCATTGTCTGTGTCGTACCGGCTCATGTCTGCATCGTCCACATACGACTGCAAATCATCAATAAAGGACTGATCCAGCTTGCCGGTATTGTACGGATTGGTAATATTCAGATAAGCCTGATACACCTTTTCTTCCCGGTAGTCCGGGTCGTTGTACTGGGCCTGATCAATACCCACCGCTTTTAGCACATCCAAGAAACGGCTTTCTTCGTTCCAAAGATTTCCATCACCAAGCCACATATCTACCAGTACGGACAGCGCATTGCCCTTGGCACGGTGCAGCTCGTAGTCGCTAAAGCTACCAATGCCTATTTGATTGCCGGGCTCCAAGACAATGTTATCGTTGTCGTCCAGCGTGACCTGCTTGATCTTCTCGGTCATTGCTTTCTTTTCAGCTGCGGTCAAGGTGTTCCAGTATTCTGTAACCGGCTTGCCGTTTACCTGGAACTGGGTCTCGTAGCTGTCATAATCGCTATCATAGGCGAGAGAAGTATCTGCTTTATCCCTGCTGTAATTTGTGGCAATATCCGGATCATCCGTAAAATACGCCATCGGCCCGGAGGTTGCCCGCTTGGGGTCAAACACATAACCTACCCGGTCCGCTCTGGCAGTACCGTGGTAGAACGGTTTGATCTTACCGTCCTCGTCCCGCAGTTCCGGCGCCACATTCTTATACCGCCGCTGCTGCGCCTCCG